ATGTGTCACCGCGTAGGGGAGCAGATACGGCTCCACAACGGATATTAGGAAAGTCCGGTTGTCACATCCAAAGAATGTGAACTATGCAGATGTGATTGATTGGGAACAAACGATCGATTGCGACAGACCTAGGAGTCTGAAAACGCTACAGCGTACCTGTAGACATCTCACAATTAACCATTCATATCAACACCAACCAACCAATTAATGAGAGGGATTTAGAAGTTACTAATAAAGTTTCAGGTAGCACCACAGTGCCCAATTCCCGAAGCCACGATCAGTGGCAACAACTCGTTCCTCCATACAACCTTTATACCTCGTACAGCCTAACATCGGCAACCACGAGAACACCACCTGAGAGATACTCATCAGATTAAATCCATGAATGACCTATTCGTAAGTCAAGCACAGTATACCGTAGATATGGTATGGTGCGGCCAATTCTTACATGTAGAAACATGCGACTAGCCTTCTTTGTTGTATTTTCTTGGTTACATAACCTCTAAAGAATCTGACTTTGCAATCAAATAAATAAAGAGGAATGGGCAATAACGCCATCTTTTCTGATAGTCCACACACAATGGTGGAGTGACAGCACGGAAGTCTATGCTCGTGGAGGTGATGCAGCCGCCGCCCAAAGGGGGTAGTTGCTCCACACATACACAGACTCTTCGTCAATTTCTGTTACATTGCACCGTGAAAGTCCTTCAATTTGATCAGGATCTTCCACATTGTTTAGTATAAAACACTTGGATTCATTTTTCGTTAATTCAGGCATCTCGATCTTCGAGAGAGGCTCGGGGAGTAACACAGATTTATCTTTCAGGACAGCCTGATTATATCTGGTTAGTTTGTAATATGGGGCTATGACTGTTTTCGTCAAAACCGGACATACAACTTTACTCTTCGCACGAACTTTGGTTTGCTTCCTCTTTTGCAAGGGCTTACCTGAATCAAGTTTTAAGTATTTTTCTAGGGGCTTCTCTTCATTAAAGAGTAAGTCGATACAGGCTAAGCTGCGAATTTGAGCTAAAGACAATGTTCCATGGGAAATATTATCAATCAGATCTTCACTATCTATATCATCAACCGTAGCGTCCTGATCGTACCAACTGTTCTCTGTTCGTACATAATCGAGACTAGTGACCAAGTCACTGGCAACGTTCCACTCATAACCCATAGAGGGTATAGCGGCGGCGTCAAGCTCAAGGGAAGCAGGATACATCTCACAAGCTAACTGCCATGTTGGCCAAGCTGTAGGGTCCACTTCAATCCTCGGAAGAGGGAACTTCTTTAAGTTCATATAGATTTTATTCGCAACACGGAGTTCTAAACTGGATGGTTGAAATCGTCCAGTGGGTGGGAAACCTAATCCCCCAAAACGTTCCGGAATGAACCATGGAAGCCTCATCTTTTGAAGCATAACCTTGTTCTTATGAATGAACTTTGCCATTGTATGCTCTTTAAGAGCACTTGGACAATATTTCATAAGGTCTCTGACCTTTCCGCCTAACGACATAGAATTCTCATCGGTATTAGCAAAAGTACCGGATTTATCCACACCATTAAGTAACCCATAATTTACGTACGTACCTTCCTCATAATGAGCCGGTCGGAAGCTAGTTAGCGCTTCTGCGTCCTTCGGCTGACGTAAACAGGGGAACATTACACCCTTACCATTCTTTATCGCAGGTCGAAGACTGAGACAGTCCATACGATACGGTTCACGATGATAAACATAATTCATAGAATTTATGTTCATAAAGTCTGAAGAGTAGAACACTTTACCGATTGATTCTTTCAAACCGGCATATGCGCTTATTTTCTTCCACAGACTCCTCCCATGTTCACTAAGAACCATGAGAGCATCGTCACCATTAATCATTAACCTACAATCCTTTAAACTAAGCCCTTTCTTCGCGCGTGCGTCATCAAGCTCAAGAGCCCAACGACAAACAGTAGCGTTAATCAGACAAAGAATAGGGAACGATAATATAGAACCCATAAGCTGTCCAGAGAGTTGCTTTTTACGCTCTCCGGTTTCTGGATTTTCGATCATATGCTGGGTAAGACTTCTCAAGCCTAAAACCCTTTCATTATCACTTAACCCAAGAATATCCGCGATCTCATTAAACACGATTTCAGTACACCACGATCGAATCTCATTCGTAGCATCACTATAATCAGCAGAAAGAAACTTCTTGCCCTCAGGTAGTTTCTTCCCTAGCCTACTTTGGATGAAAGTTGCGTCAACAGGTTGGCCTGTCAGACGGAAACATGGATGACGACTCATCGTTTTCCATATAAACTTTTGTAAAGGTTTCATCACCGTATACGTAAGAGGAGGGCCCTTAGTGATCACTCTGACCTTCAAAGGTTCAGGTAATCCCAATGGGACGGCCACAGGCTCTTCATCCATCGCAGCATCTGCGATACGTGTTATAAGACAACTGAATTTTTCTAACAGCTTGCCCGTGTTAACCACATTAGCACCAATGTAGCCAACTCGTTGACTCTTTTTAACTGAGTCAACCCTTGTTATGGTTATATTCCGAGGTCCTTTGAGACCCTCAAGAAGATTTGAGTCGCGTAGTATATGTCCAACACAACCTCCGAGTGCTCGAGAGTTGTTATAATTGGATGAAGTTGATGGAAAGAACGGCTTCAACCGCGCTTCGGGAGAATAAAGCACAGCTACACCTTTAGGTGCAAACAGCTCTCTGACAGTGCGTTTCAATTGCACTGCCATCGTGACACGATTTAGATCATACAACCTTTCA